TTAGCCCAAGCCGCTTCTTCATTATCTCTAGCTGTTTCTTCTTCAGCTGTAAACTGAACCCTGTTACCGTTAATGTTATGATATCTTGGCATAGTTTTCCTCCTTTTTTGATTTATATATCATTTTTATTTGATCCCGTAAAGACAGATATCGCCGGCGTCTATGTTGCCGGATGACATTTGAAATTGAACTGCATCTACAGCACTTGTAGTATTGCCATATCCTCCCATATATAAATTTGCAGATCCGTCAGTATCTGTAAATGTACTATTAACAACTGATATAAAATGTTTAACAAAAGTTGTAGATGATGGATTGAAAAGATGTAAATATCCTGAAACACATTGATCGTTGTCAGAACCACATACATTTGAAATATTTTGTGCGCTTGTACTTTGTGCTAAATCATCTCCTGTAACATATTCAAAAACATTTGCACCCCCATCTTCTGTATGTTGTGCTCTAAAAAATGTAGTTGTTTTAGTTACATTGTAATTAGATCCACTATCTGCAGATAAATTAAATTGTAGAGCTTTAGAATCAGTTCCTGGATGAATATCTTTAAAAGTAAATAAATATTCTTTGTAAGTAGAGTCTAAGACAACATCAGAAGCGCCATCAACGAAAGATAGAGTAGCACTAGAACTAGCAGTCAGCTTCTTAATAAAAGTCATAGATCCAACTCCCACAGAACCAAATTCTGAGACATTTCGAACTCCACGATCATTTAATTTTATAAGTTTTCTATTTACAAGTGTCATTAACTATCCTTTATGCCATACATTTTAATTGTGCCGGTGTCTATATTTCCGGAAGAAAACTTAAACTGAACTCCATCTATTGCTGCTGTAACATTGCAATAACCACCTACTAAACAATGATTTGATTGTGTGTTTGAATTATAATTATTAGATTCTGAGATAAAATGTTTAACGAAAGTTGTTGAAGATGGATCAAAAAGCCAAAGTTCTCCAGAACAAGATTCATCATTACCATTTCCTGTTCCTCTTGTTATACCTTGAAAACCTGTTCCTTGTGCAATGTCATCACTAGAAGCATAACCCATTTCTGCTGCATCATCGGCTTCATTATGTGCTGCTGCAAAAAGTGTTGTAGTTTTAGTTGCGTCATAAGCAGTGCTACCATCTCTAAAATTTACCTGTAATGCAACATTGTTAGTGGCTGGATGACAGTTTATGTATTTAAATAGATAAATAGGATATGTACTGTCAATGTCACTATCAAAAGTTACTAAATCTGAACTTGATGCAGTTTCAGTTGTAATCAATTTCATAGAACCATCAATTCCTGAAACATCAGTCACTAAGTCAAGACTGTTATTCACATATCTAATTATTGCTGGTGCTCCTACTGGTCCTCTTCCCATTATACTACTCCATAAAGTTTAAAAGTTCCGGCGTCTATGTCGCCACTGTCAAATTTAAATTGAATAGCATCTACATCATTAGTAGTATTAAAATATCCTGCTATAAATCTAGTTGCTGATGCATTATTTTCAGTTTTATCTGCCATAGTCACATAAAAATGTTTTACAAATGTTGTATTGCTAGGATCAAATAAGTGAATAGTACCACAAATTCCTACATCATTATCGTTTCCTGTATTAAAAGATATATCTTGAACCCCAGTCGCTTGAGCTAAATCTTTACTTGTTTCATAACCTACGCCAGTAGCAGTATCATCTTCTAAATGATATGCACTAAAAAAAGTAGTCGTTTTTGTTAAATTATAATTTGACCCAGCATCTGTACTTCCATTAAATTCAAATTGTACATTATCAGTTTCTGGATGAACATTTATATATTTTATAATATATTCTTTATAAGTAGAATCTATGTTTGAAGTAAAAGAAATTGTAGCTGAACTGCTAGCAGTTTCAGTAGCTAACAATATCATACTCTGTGCACTCAATCCCGAAGGTAGTGACGTGATAGCTGTCATCGATTGATCATTTGCTGTTTTAATTGCCATTAGTTTACTCCATACATTTTTATTACACCGGCGTCTATGTTTCCTGAACTCATTTTAAATTGTATTTCGTCTATTGCTGATGTGGTGTTAAAATATCCACCAGTATAGACATCTCTCATTAGGTTCGATGCATGAGCATTACTTGTTCTTGACATAAAATGTGTAACATACGTTGTGTCCGATGGATTAAATAATTGTAAATAACCACTCATTGATTGATCATTATCACTTCCTACACCATTTGTTATAGGTTGAAAATTAGTTGATTGTGCTAAATCCATTGATTCTTGATACGCTACAGCACCACTAGTTCCATCTTCTCCATGTGTTGATCTAAAATATGAAGAAGTAATAGTTTCATTATACCCACTTCCTCCAGCAGCATTACCATTAAAAGTTAAATTTTCTCCATCAGCAGATGGATGAATATCTATAAACTTAAAAATATACTCTTTATAAGTACTATCAATATTACTTGTAAAAGAAATTGTAGCATCACTGCTAGCAGTTTGAGTTTCTAACAATACCATACTGCCACCACCAGTCGTGCTGCTTGAAAGGGTCATGTTATATCTTATATCGTGATAATTTGCCATTATGCTATACCGTAAAGTTTGAACGTGCCGGCGTCTATATTTCCTGATGACATAATAAACTGAACTCCATCGATTGCTGCTGTAACATTACAATAACCACCAACATAAGTTGCATAAATATAATCATCATCTGAATATGTGCTTGTTTTTGCCAAAAAATGTTTGACAAAAGTTGTGCTGCTTGGCGAAAAAAGCCAAAGTTCGCCAGAACAAGTTTGATCGTTGTCTGTGCCTATACCTTGTGTTAAATGTTGAACTCCAGTTCCTTGCGCCAAATCTTGTGCTGTTCTATAAGCTAATTCTGTTTCAGTTCCAGCTTCATTATGTACTGCTCTAAAAAATGTAGTAGTCTTTGTAGCATCATAAGCTGATCCACCATCTCTAAAACCTACTTTTAATTGTTCTCCATTTGTTGCTGGATGAACACTATAATATTTAAATAAATATGTTCTATAAGTAGAATCTAAAACAACATCGGAAGTTCCATCAACAAAAGTAATAGCAGAATCTGAAGATGCTGTTACAGTTTTAATCAATTTCATAGCCCCTACATCAGCGCCACTACCTATTGCAAAATTGTATCTTATGTCGTGATAATTAGCCATTATAATACTCCAAATAGTTGAATGGTTCCACCCTGAATTTCATCGGAGCTCATTTTAAATTGTATTTCGTCAATAGCTGATGTGGTGTTAAAATATCCAGCAATGTGATGCACTTGTGTAAATGGTATAGTGTCTAGCATATAAGTATTACATTCACCCATAAAATGTTTAACGAATGTTGTACTTGATGGATTGAATAAACGCAAATAACCAGAACAACATTGGTCGTTGTCATTTCCAACTTTATTTGCTAAAGTTTGAAAACCTGTTCCTTGTGCTTGGTCTTGTGCTGTTTGATAACTTAAACCTTCATAAGAATCTTCTTCGCTTATTGCTGCTACAAAAAGTGTTGATGTAATTGTTTCATTGTAACCACTTCCCCCAGCAGCATTTCCTTGAAAACCAAATGTTACAGCATCAGTTTCAGGGTGAATGTCATTAAAAATAAACATATACTCTTTATAAGTAGAGTCCAGAACTACATCAGAAGTTCCATCAACAAAAGATAAGTCATCATCGGATCCATCTGAAGTTAAAGTTTTAATTAGTTTTAAGTTACCAGCTTTACTAAAAGGCACATTGTATTTAATGGCGGTATAATCAGCCATCTTATTTGTCCCTTAATAGCCAACCTTGAGTAGAGTCAACATAAACTAAAGTAAACCCTGCTCGTTCCGTTGACACGGTTAAATCTGCTGAAGCACCTTGAATTTTGTGTGAGTTTCTTGCAATAGTAATATTGTTTGTGTCTGCAGTTGCTCCATAATCTATAACCCAAACTTCATCACCTCTTACGGCTGATGCTGGAAGTGTCATTGTAATTGCAGCTGAACTTGTATCGACAAAGTATCCTCGACCTGCAACCATGGTTGCTGAAGCTGTAGCGACTGCTTGCCAATCTACTATGCCGCCAGTGTTCGCTGCAAGTTTTGGCTCAGTCACGGTCCCGTCCGAAGGCGTCCCGATGTCGAGCACGTCACCTAATAACATTACGAAGTCA